CAGTTGCTACTAAGTTTGCCGTCACATCATCGATCTTTGTTTCGTCTTCTTCGGTCGCATACTCTTCATCAATTACATTAGATAACTGAGTTTTCGGATACCATACCGCTTTGCGACCACCGCCTTCGATTTTGCCAATAAATCCAAATGCAAAAAACGGGAATTCACGAGCGATATTTTTCGAGAAGGTTACGCCGCTTTCAGCAACCAAACCTTTCAATTCATCCATGACATCAATAGGAATTCCCACATGGTCCAATCCTAATTCGTGTTTTGTTTCTCGTGATACACGGCGGAACATCTTGCTTGATGCCCATTTTTCTAACGTTGTTCCGTTACCTTTTACAGCCAGTTTTGTAGCAATAGGTAGTCTTACAATTCCACCATATTCTGGTGCTTTATTTACGCCATCTTGTGCCTCGGGAGACATCATAGCGATCAAGATATCCTCAAGGCCTTCAAAATACAATACATCTGTTTTGCCCAAATTAATTACCTCCCCAAAGATCCATGATCTTTTGTGTCATGATTTCTTCGATTTTATTTTTGTTCTGTTCGTAAGTCCCGCTAGCAAAGTTCTGCGCTCTTTGATTAGTGGTCCCGTTCTCAGCGAATCGCCAGTAATACGCTGTATCTTCGAAAGCAACTCTTACTCTGTCCTTCTCTACTACAACCTTGATTTGATCTCGCATATGTTTTCTTTTCATTAAGCTTTTAGGTATACGTGGCAACATTTTGTCGACATAGAAATTTGCGGCTTCTTCTAATGACTCCAAAGAAACTTTGACAGGATCTACCCTGCTCAACTCGCCCAATATATCAGACATTTCAGCAAATCCATTCTTATTACTAGGCATCTTCAACGCACCTCACATAAGTATAAAAATTTGTGATCGTATCATCGTTTTCATCGCCTTGGATACCTACAAAATCCGTATAGAGAATACCTGCGTTTTCCAATGCATGTTCCAGAACTCTCAAATCTTGTTCTGTACCTGCCGTAAATAATGACACTTGATAATAAGGCATTCGTTTATGGACTTTTGAAGAAGCCATTTTTTTACTTTTGCTAACATTTGAATAAATGATATATGGATAATTCGTACCCTTAACTGCTTTATCACGTGTAACTGGCAAGTTTGTTGTTTTGAGGGCGGTTTTTAAGTCATCCAAATTAATTAACATAAGTTAAACTCAACTCCATTTCCCTACTCTTTGGCAGCGTATAAATGCGTGCTATGTTATACGCAATACCGTCAATTTTAACGCCGTTTGTCTTCTCTGCGATAGATTTATCCCAACGACATTTAATGCGCCTTACGACGTCTGTCTTGGCTTGCTGTGATAGGTATTTTTCTTCTGCCGTTATACCGATTTCTATATAGTACAAATCACGAACTTTCGTTCTAACTTCGACAGGTCTGTCGTTGTCATCTACGATTTCTTCAATCTTTTGTAACTCAGCGATCCACTGTAAATCATTAAGTAGGCTCATCAGTCAACACCTCCAAAGCGAAAATAGGTTCTAAGGCCATCAACGCTTCTTTGAGATCGTCAGATGAAAGTCGGTGTTCGAACATGATCGTAGTAACCATAATTTCTAAATACTCTTGCTCATAGCCAATTTTCTTTTTTACATATCGTTTCGCTGCTTCAGCATAAAAAGAGAGCATAGAATCATCCATGCCCTCCTCTAATCGGATATGTTTTTTTAGGTTATCTAACAAATTACTTTCCAATCTATTCACCTACCAATTCCAATAATTCTGATTTAGTAGCATTGGATTTGTAAGAAATACCAACCGTATCTAAATAGGCTTTGATTTCCACAACAGTATTGTCACTAGTCGGCTTTTCTAAGTCGGCTACCCCTAACGAAGTAGGGGAAATTACTCCCCCGCTCCACCTGCTTCAACTTTCAAGTGAGCAAACGCTTGAGTGTATGTCACAGCCCAATCAAGCACTGTGTAACCTTGATAACGAGTTTCTCGGGCTACTACGCTACGTTCAGTTTGGATAGAGAATGGTTCGTTCGTGTTTTGAACTACACCTGCGGCTGGGTTACCCAATACAATTTCACCTTCAGGAACACCATCGTCTTCTACAACAGGAATACCAAAGATAGTACCTACTCCACCATCAACAAGTTCACGGATGAAAATCGGGCTTCCAGTACCATCTGCTCCGTCCATGACATTTGCTAAATGACTCCAGATTGTAGTAGAGCTTGCATAGAATTTTGCTCCTGGTGCAAACTGAGAAGCGATCTTAGAGCGCAAAGCCGTTAGGTCTGAATATTTAATTGCAGTTGTTGAAACAACTTGTGGAGTACCCGATTGTTCCGCAAGAACTGTTAGCACGCCTTTAGGTTGTCCTACACCAGTACCAGTGAAAATAGCTTTTCCTAATGTGCGGCCAACACGATCAGCGATTTCGGCTTGAATATACGGAATGAATTCCTCGATCGACATTGCTTCCAGTTTGAATGATACACGTACTAGTTTAGCTACTTCAAATCCCGTTAAGTTGATTTCAACGAATGTATTTTTCTCGTCTTCTGCTGGAGTACCTTCATCAACAAATGCTGCATCGCCCGCATCTACTGAAGTGTGTTGTTTGATTGACAGGTTGCCGCGCACATTAAGTTTACGAATCGCTCCATAAAATGGATGTTGTTCTTCAATTAATCCTAAAATACCAGCCATAGTTGTTTCTGGAATCAAAATAGGTTGGTTTGCTACTTGGTGAGTATACGCAGCATTGTTTACTTTTTCGTAAGCAACTTTATCCTGTGGATCAAGTTCACGACCCATTAAAATCTTCGCAAATACATCTTCATATTTCGGTGTTGCCACATCTTTCACTTCTCCGACTTTTTTCAAATTTGCCACCTCTTCTGGTTTTTTATTTTCCAGCGCTTTGTTTTCTACTGGTTCTTGTTTTGGTTCTTCAAAGATTGCTTTAGCTTCTGGATTGTCTTTCATCAGTTGATCCAATGCTGCGTTTGCTTCTGCTGTCTTGCCTTCTTCTAATAATTTTTGGATTTCTTCGAAATTCATTTTTTATCCTCCTTGAAACGCAAAAAACGCAACTTAGCTTCTGCCAAATCACGTTCTTCTTTGTCCTTCATATTTTGTAGTTTTTTGATAAATGACGAATTGGCTAAACTCTCGAAACCAGCCACTAAAAGCAACTCGTTTTCTGAATCTTCAACCATTCCATCAGCAAATCCATAATCAATTACTTCTTGTGCAGTCATGAATGTTTCTTTGGCCATTAAATCTGCCAAGCCTTCTTTGTCTAGTCCTGTTTTTGCTACATAAGCATCTAGCAAAGAATTTTCAACGGTAGTTAATAGTTGAGCCGCTTTTTCCATATCCTTTTTCTCGCCACTAACATCAGCTAGTGTTGGATTGTGGATCATAAACGTAGATACAGGACTTACAAGCACTTCATCAAATGCGCATGTAATCAATGTACCGATACTGGCTACCAAACCACTTAACTTAACGGTCGTTTTGCCTTCGTGATTTTTAATAATGTCGTAAATCTCTTGACCGGCAAATACAGAGCCGCCATTTGTGGTCAATGTAATTTCTACATCTTCACTTCCAGCGTCTTCTAATGCTCGTTTGACGTTCCCTGGATAAATTGAATCTAGGTCAAACCAATCAAACAGTTTGCCTACATTGTCGGGAACGACATCGCCTTTAAGCTGAATCTTCTTCATTTGCATCCCCCTCTCTTATATTGTTTTGCCCAATTCTGTCAGTGTCTTTTCGAAGTAAGCGCATATCTCCGCCTTCGACAGGCTCTAATCCCAATGCAATTGTTCTGTATTCATTCACAGTCATCACACCACGATCTAGCCAGCCAACCATTTGTAACTTCGTTTGCATACTTGCAAATTGAAGATTGTTGGATTCAAACATAATTGAATTACCCAATGCTCTTTCTCGCCTACTAAAAAAAGCCTTTGTAAATCCATCTGATAATTGGATCAACACTGGCTCGATTTGAGTTTCATAATAGGCAATCCACTGGTTCTCAGTGAAATTCGATTGGATGATTGAATCATTGGAGTTGAAAAGGTCTAAAATACGCTGTCTCGTTGCGGCTGACTGTTCTTTTTCAGGAACATAGGAATAAGGTTGCACCTGAACTGCATCAGCCTTAGAATCGACACCAGCGGCTCCAATACCTTCTGAATCTGTCCGAAGAAAATCTTCAACAAACTGTTTCGTATTTTCTTTGATATCTTCAGGTCGCAATGTTTGGTTGAATTTTAGCAGCCATTTAACAACGTTTGAGTTTCGAATCGCTGCTATGATCCCTTGGTCGGTTGTTTGAACGACTTCAAGCAATGGCAAGAGAGACGGCGCTAAACTATCGCCCAATATTTCGTTTGAAGTAAAATCATTCCTAATATGAATGAGGTCCCGATATCTAAAGGTATAGGATTTGCCATCACGTAGAACGAACTTAATGAAATTCTCGCCACTAGGGCTAACTAATAACTCCAAAGAGTGAGAAACGATTGGATAAAGTGCAATAGGCTTTCCGTTATCATCTTTTTCTACATAAATAAAGGCGTTCCCATTTACCCGATACTGCCAAATCGTTTTTTCAAGCAGCATTTGCATGCTCATTATGGCATTCGGTTCCTGAAGCACCATCGAGACAGCAATATTAGGATTAATTTTGTCACCAAACCTATGTTTAGGCACTGTCTTTCCTACCGCATTCGCAAGTGGTCTTACAGCGCTTCGAACAATGTCAGCTTCATAAACATTCCCACTAAATCCAACAAATCCAGAACTAGGTTCATCAATCATTTGAAACTTCGTTACAGTTTTCGGAGTTTCGTTTACTTTCCGATTAAATAATTTCAATTTCTCACCCCTTTCTAAATCAATCCAAGGTATTCTTCCATATAGCGCTCATAGGTTGCATAAGCGTCCAAAAGACTTGCCAAACCATCAATACGTTTTCTCGGATTGTTGCCCTTAACAGGTTTTATATTGGCGTTCTCGTCCGTTTTTATACGCGTGTTAGAGATACACCATTTCAATAACCCGTTATTGTTGTAATTGATATTGTCACTCATTAAATCAGCACCCAAAGCTTTCATAGGAGCAGATAATGATTTGAATCCTTGATAAACAGCTTCAGGAACAGAAGGTCCAAACGCATTCTTCAATTCATCGATCAGATACCCCGAACTCCAAGCATCGTAACCAATTTTGAACGGGTAGATATCGTATTCCGTCTGCAATTTTACGAACCATTTAGTAACATCCTTGTAATCCACTTTACTGTCACCAGAGAGAGTGATAATTCCTTGGTCTTTCCACTTATCGTATGGCACCTTATCGTCCTTCATACGCTCTTCGAACAAGTCACTTGGCATAAAGTACTGTTGCATGACATAAAGCTTGTTAGGCTCATCCTTGATGCCAAATATTGCAGTCGCACAAGTTAAGTCAGTGGTTGCTGACAAGTCA